TGGGCAGATCCTAAGCTCAAAGCTAGACAAAGTGCTGCAGTAAAAGCTTACTGGGCAGATCCTGAATACGCAGCTAAAATAAGTGCTGCACGGAAAGCTAAATGGGCAGATCCTGAATACGCAGCTAAAATAAGTGCTGCACGGAAAGCTAAATGGGCAGATCCTGAAGTCAAAGCTAAACGAATTGCTGTAATGAAAGAAAGATGGCGTAAGCAAAAGGAACAAAACAATGTCAATAGTGCCACGACTTGAAGAGCAAGAAATGCTCGATACGTTTCAGCCGCTCCACGATTATGTGGTAATTCGCAAGTGGAAGGCTCCCGAGACAACAGAGGCGGGAATCATCGTGCCAGACGACCGCAAGGACTATCAGTCTAAGCGAGGCACCGTGATTAAGATAGGCAGCTGTGACAACCTAAAGGTTCGTAAGCTGCCCGTACCCGACGTCAAGGTAGGAGACGAAGTTCTGTTCACGGCGTTCTCCGGTTCTGAGATTCCTATGCCTGAAGGTTATCTGATTATGCATGTAACAGAGTTGTTAGGAGTGCTGGACTAATAATGCTATATGATAAATTCTTGCTGCCTGTAAGCCCTTCTTGCAAATTGCAGTCGGCACAACGTACGCTTAAACTGCCTAAAAAGCCGCTGTACAATCAACCCGGGAAAGCCATGGAAGTCTTTAAGCTAATGAGACTAGCGCTTGACAAACTTAATTTAGTGGGCCGCCCGCTATCAACCAAAAATCTTGTGGAGATAGCTAGAGCAGCAGCCAAAGTAACAGGCTGTAAAGCAGAAATAGCTAGAAATCTCTTACAGCCGTTTAACTCCTGCTATATAAACAAAAGAACGCAAGATATTATGTGCTGGCAGGTGGCCGGAAATAGAAAAAGAATGAATAACCTGCAGCCCCACGTCTATAATTCTGCTACATTTAATTTAAGCTGGATGTTTGGGGTTATAGCGGAATATGTAAGCGAAGACACTTCTAAGATCGGGGCATACCGAGTAAGGATAATAGACGGTCCCGCTGCAGGATTAGATATGTTCATGCCTGCACCCAAGAGAATAAAACTTATGTCTGATGTACTGGGGGCTACCTATAAAATAGACAAAGACAAAATGCAACTGTCAGATTACAGACAGGCAGTTCAGATGCAGGTTGCAGTGTATCCGGAACAGTTGGACATCGTGCAGTTTACGTCAGGAGCCGGAAATATAAATTTTAAACATCTTACTAAGGTAAATTCGATTGCAGCTTTAAAGACAACTGCAAAACAAAGAAAAAATAATCTAGAACTTGTAAAAACAAGAAACAAATTATGCCAATTTGGCTTTAGACATCCTTGCCATATTTGTAAAATAGGCTATGATGAGTGTTCAAGAGGATGTTTGCCTCGATCCATAAAAGATGTTAAAGAAAATGTAATACTATTAATCAAAGGAAAAAACATATGTCAGAAAACTTTAGAAGAGGCTTAGACATACCGGTAAACTTTCCTCTGCCGTTTAATCCACGGCATATGCTGTCTATAAATCCCCACGGATCTACGACAGCAAATGAAACATACGTCCCTCAACATGACATCCTGAATTGTGTTCCAGGAGCATTTGTAGGAATGTGCAAGTTAATCCAGTCTGTGGACACCGAGGTATCTACTGGCACATTGAATATTTCAGAAGAGGAAATGCAGAAAGCCGTTTTGGCCCTTAGATATATCCTATCAAGAGACGGCTTGTCCCATGGCACTGTGGAAGAGGCGTATGTGGCCTCCGGATTTGTCAATCTATCCTGGCAGGCAAGGACATGGGTTCTCAAGAATCTTGGAGACATAATGATCAGAATGTGGCATCAAGCAGCCGTAGCCAGGGTAAACAACATTAAAGACTTTAGAGATTTTCCTATCAATACGGCCGCTGAATCTTTGTTAAAATCTCTTGGAAAGGGGTTAGACTAATGTCAAAAGAAGATTTTTTAAAAAAAATTGCCATTAACGAAAATTTTGAAATTGGGTTTATAATGGAAATTCAAGAACTTGCCGGCACAGCGGTATATATGGGTATACCTTTAACCGGAACTGGAAACTGGGTGGCTATAACTCCCCAGATATTTGACGCCCCTGTCAATGCATCAGCACTTGTAGAAATAGCTATGCATGTGAGCCCGCCCAAAAAACTTTTAGAAAAAAAAAGTTTCTCAATGGAAAAAATGAATGATTCAATTGCAAAATGGGACACCCTGTTTACAATGGAGCCCGGATCAGACCTTAACAATATCATAAACTCATTGTTCAAGCTAGACCCGAATAAACATATGGATCACAATATCGGCGATTTTTACGTAGATAACGAAGACGAAAAAGAATCTAATTGATCTTATCTGCCTCCAACTCAACGATAGTTTGCCTTGATCTAGCTCTTGCCAACACTGGCGTAGCAGTTCTTGCAATCAATCCCATTGAGGATGAGCTTCTTTACGTGAATACCATTCATACAGAAAAAACAGATAAAGCAAAACTGAAAAAGGCTAAGATGCGAGTGTCGGACGACGAGTGGCGCAGAACTACAGAATTAGCACAATCTTTAGAGAAACTCCTCATGGAGTACTCTCCGCGTCATATATTTATAGAGTGCCCTACAGGTGGATCAAAGAGTGCTCAAGCAGCCAAAAGCATGGCAATTGCCAGAGGAGTTGCTTGTGCTGTTGTAGATGGATTCAAAATCCCCGTTACTCTTGTGACTCCATTTGAGGCTAAACGTGCAGCCACTGGCGACACGTCGGCCTCTAAAGATAAAGTTAAAGAATCAGTTGTTAATCAATTTCCTAAATTTAATGGATGGATAAAAGGAAAACGTGGGCAAATACTTGAAGGAAAAAATGAACATGTCTATGATGCGCTGTCCGTTTACATGGCCGCAAAGCAAACAACTATATACAAGGAGCTAAAAAATGACGCAATCAACAGCAACAACAAAAGTATCTCTACTCAATGAAAGCACTTCGTTTACCAGAATCCCTAATCCAAATGGAGAAGGCGAAATGTTGGAGGTCAAAGTAACCACCAAAGTTCGTACCCCCCTTGGAGTCACGCACGATACCACTCAATCCTTTTTTCTAAACGGGGAAGAAGCTAACGATACTCTTGCCTCTCTAAGAGTAATCCACAACAACTTGCAGCTTGCTCTCATGAAAATGCAGCAACAGCAAGAAGCTAAAGAAGCCGATAAAGGCGAACCTGCCCCTGGCGCAGAGCTATCTGTAGCCAAGTCCGCAGGAGAGTAACATGCTCACCCCAAGCGATAGGATATTCTCCCCTGCCAAAGCAGCAAAAACTGCAAAAGATACTGAATTGGTGTCGGAAGATGCCATTGCGCCTAAGGACGAACTAAAAAGTTGGTCCAAAGATTATGAATTGTTCTTTGTGAACACCATGCATATGTATCTGCGAATTCCTGTCAGCTTGTTTGAGACGTATACAAAGCAATTTGATAAAAAATTGCACATAATGCATTTCGTGCTACCAGGCTCAATACTTGTAGAAGACGTAGTGGCTCCGGCTGGATTCTCGAATCCCGAATCTGGCTGGAGCCGCTATGTACAAGGGATGCCTAAGGATGAGTGGCAACACTTTCACGACTGGATGGTCAGCTCAAAGTGGATGGCTAAAAACTCTAAAGGTAATAAAATCCTATACGGGTGTGAATCTCAAACAGTGCAAGTTCGTGATCCTATAAAACTGCAGACTATGCAAGTGGTTGGAATAAAGGAGTTCGTGCCAATAACCTTCTTTCTGCCTACAAACCCTGCAAGCAGACTGTATCTAAATACTAAAAATGGACCCCCATTTAACTGCATATATGTATCTAGAAATAGTCCAGGTGCAGGAGAGGCCGCAGTTTTGTTTCAAAAATTAAGACAAGCACCGTGAAAGTAAACTTTCATGAAACTGATCCTATGGAGTCCGACGCCTCCTTTCCAAAAGATAACAAAGGAGTAGTCATGCTGGTAGAGCCCTCATTTTACGGAAAGTCAAAAAGTGCAATCATATGCGTTGTAAGCACTACATCAAACTCCGGCAAATGGCTATACAGGTACAGACTAAAGGTGACTGATAGCGGGAAACTTATACTTGAAGATCTGGGCGAAATCAGAAAACTTGAAGTCGATCAATAGTATAAATTTACACGCATAGCGTGTTATAATGAATTACCAGTCGTTTTGCTGTGAATTGGTCACAGCAAAGTCAATTGGCCAGGCCCTCCGCTTATCCTATGGATAGGCGGTTTTTTATTGGAGAGGCAAATGCATAAGACCAGCAAGGACGTTGTGTCTCAAAAGCAGAAATTCGTTAGCGTGACCGTGGCGTTTGGTCATATCAACGAATGGGAATCGGCATACGTGGAAAGCAGTCGAACCAGAAACTGCACCTACGTAGGAAGATCCGATCAAACTACCCGGGCTTTCATGATCATGAAAGCCAATGAAAAGTCGACGACCGTTGCTCAGCAATGGTTATCTTGGAATGAGGGCGAAGACAGCCATCTTGCCTTTTACTGGGTAACGGATCAGATTGCGGCTGTTGAAGACGAAAATATCAAATGGTACTTTGAAGGCCAGGTATATTCGGTCTACGATCTCCCAAGAATAGTTAACTTTGAGGGCGCCGGAGCAGCTAGGATGCATGCTGCGGGGGTCGCTCCATTGGCCACAATAGCACTCCGAAACCAAGAGTTGTGTAAGGCATACAGATCTATGTCCATGCTTGTCAACGAGCCCATACTATGGGTTCCGAGGACAAACACAATAAATCAGAAGGATTCCATTATAGAATGCCTTTTTCGACATCTGTGTGCGGGAGTTGGATCCAGCAAAAGCCCAGTCTATTTTCAGATGAGGCAATTGATGGAAAGGGAATTCGGAATGTCGCCATGGGAAATGTATCTCGCGGCAGGCTGCAAGACAGAGATTATGTGCTACGATATTTTTCGAAAGAAAGGCATGATAGCTAAATGTTACAAAATCTTGGATGCTTTGATCAAAACTCCTCTTGAAATGCTTGGAGTTTCGGCAAATGCAGCCAAGAAATGGTTAAAGGTAAAGGATTTTATCAAGCTCTCCACCTACATGCCTTGGTGGTTTGCAAATGATGATTCTCCGTATCGTGTGCCGGACATAGAAGATACCTACGTCACGGCAAAGCGAGTGGAGAGCACCCTTACCTATTCTCGTAGCTTCATTCCTGCAAAGGAGCTGGGTTATGATGTTGGCATTGCGGGGTCCGATAGTTTTGATAGAGCCGGCGACACCACAGTTGAAGTAAAAACTCCAGCGCAAATTCCTCCAGACGTCATAAGGGAACCAGCATTGGAAACTCAAAACATTCAAAGTTAACCGCAGTCTCATCTTCTCAGGGAGCCCCGAAATTAATTTTTCGGGGCTCCCTATGAAGTCCCAGTACTCTCAATAGTTTTAAACTTTTAGCATTCAAAAAATGGTAAATACATATATCACTCACGTCATACGCTGTCTTTATAAATCAAATACTTTGGAGCTTTCTGAAATCTCTAAACTAATAGGAGCACCTGAAGAATTTTGTAAAGAAATTTTAGAAAAAAAAGAAACCGGATATACGGAGGGGTTAACCCTAGAACATGTGGATCGCATAGTGGATTTCTTTGGAATGGCAATTTTCGGCACCTCTTTCTGCAAAGATCTATTTGCTCCACAAAAATCCCATTATAGAAACTGGGAGAGCTTAGAAGAAATCGAAAAGGAGATGGTTAATATTGGCGTAGCTATAACCAATGTAGTCTCAAAATCGTCTGTAAGCGCCGTCAACTATGCAAAAGAATGTTCTCACTTTATTAATAGCTGTGAACAAATGATTTCTGTAATAAAAGAATCGGGATCATCTGACGACGGAATTGAAAGTTCTGAAAACTAACTCTTTATATTAGGAATAAAATAAATGACATCATCAGTTAATTACGTAGAGAAGCTTAAGCAGTACCGCAGCGCAAACATTCCCTTGCTTATCTTTGGCGGTCCTGGCATCGGCAAGTCTGAGATTTGCAAACAGGCAGCAAATGGCGACGAGGTCAAAGACGTTCGTCTCAGCATGCTGGAGCCAATCGACATGCGCGGTATGCCAGTCATAAACAGGAATGGGGACGGGTCTCAGTTCAACGTTGAGTGGGCAAAGCCTGACTTTCTGCCTCGTGACGGCAAGGGCGTCATCCTATTCGACGAGTTGAATACCGCCGATCCTAGCGTCCAGAATGCGGCTCTGCAGTTCATCCTGGATCGCCGCTGTGGTCCGCACAAGCTTGGTGACGGCTGGTGGATCGTAGCCTGTGGCAACAAAAGCAGCCACAAGGCTCACGTCAATCCGCTTAGCGCTCCGTTGCGAAATCGCTTCGTCATTATAGAAATGCAGCCAGACTTTAATCAGTGGCGTAATTGGGCGATTAGTAAAAATATTCATGAGAATGTCTTAGGATTCATGAGCAGTACCACCGGACAGCATTTGTACTCTGACCCAACTGATGAATATGGCAACTTTCCAACTCCTCGTGGTTGGACCATGGTCAGCCATCTGTTGAAGAGCCACATTATCGAACGTGAGGCGATTGAAGGTGCCATCGGCAAGGGTGCAGCCAACTGGTTCTTACAGTATTGCAGCGAAATCAAGGTGATGCCGAACATCGACGATCTGCTGGAAGGCAAGGCTACGTATCAGGACGGCCCCAACAAGTTGTCCATAACGTACGCCATCGTAAGCAATATCCTGTTCCGTGCAATTAAGAATCCAAATGTCATCGATAAGGGAGCTGCGATTATGCTATCAATTCGTCCAGAAATTAGCTCTATGTACTTTGGTGGCCTGCTTGGACAGAAAAGTGAAAAATTCTTGATGAGCGTAATGAAGTCCCAGAATACTAAGGATTGGCTTTCTAAGCACCGAAATCTACTCGTTCCATATGAGGTGCAATAATGGAAGAAATTGACCCATCGGAACTGCAGTCAGCTAGAAAGAGGATCAGTAAATGTATGTTCAATATGTTCCGGGATTTTCCATTCTGGGCATTCTTGATCGAGAAGTGCAACGTCAAACTAACTAATGACACCGATAAGGTGCCAACGGCATGTATAGACAGGCACGGCAACATTTATTTCAGTAAGTACTTTTTCGACTCTTTGTGCGATAGGGAAGTACATTTTGTGCTTGCCCACGAAGTCATGCACTTATTGCTGGATCACCACAATAGGCGTGGTGGTAGAGAGCCACTTATATGGAATATAGCTGGAGATGTGCTAATTAACGAAATGCTGCAGGATCATTTTAGTTCATCGACAGGTTCTGTAGCATGCATGTCTGACTATTTAACGTGCGAATCATTGAATATTTCTATTGACCCCAATTCTGTTACCACTGAGGAGGTATACGACAAGCTAACTCAGGAGGCTGAAGAAAATGTAAAGATGAAATGTAATAAAGCAGGGGCAAACGGTAGCAGTAATGATATTGTCGACTGGGGGCCAGGAGAAGAGCCTAATTCAAATAATATTAGAGACAAGTCTGAGGATACCCCTACTAATGGAAAGGAGTGGGCAGAAGCCGGATTGGAGGCAGCAACCCGAAGCAAAATGGCAGGAAACTGCCCTAAGTTTATGGAGCGACGTATAGACCAGCTCCTGAATGCGGAAGTACCTTGGCACGAAGTGCTGGCATATTACCTTCGGCAGAAGTTTTGTATGAATAATAGGAGCAGACATACGTTTACTCCGCCTAACAGGAGATATCTGCATCAGGATCTTATTCTTACTGCTAGAAAAGGATCCAAAACGCCTAGCGTTGCCTTCTCTGTAGACACCTCTGGATCCATGTCTTCGCAAGACATAACCAAGGGTATCTCGGAAATGGATGCAATACGAAAGATGTACAAGGTTCCTATTTATCTTATGGAGGCCGATTCTGACGTTCATAAGGCCAGATGGATACAGCACCATGAGCCTATTCCAACAGCTACTGGAGGAGGAGGAACTTCTTTTGTTCCAGTAATGGAGCATTTAAAGAATAATAATCTCGATGTCGACGTGCTTATCTACTTTACTGACGGCTATGGAGAATTTGGAGCAGACCCAGGATTTGACGTTATTTGGGTAATTAATACGAACGTTAAAGCACCCTACGGAAAAACAATTAAGGTAAGTAACTAAATAACAAGGGGATGCACGAGATGTAAGTGCATCCCCTTAATGGAGTATGAACATGAAATACTACGTATCTTTAGAAAACAATTTTATATCTGTACGAGCATTAAACCAGCGGTATTCGAGGACACTCCCAAGAGATCATTTAGCGCAAGGTGCGTTAACACTTCCTCTGGATTATTTTTCGATGAGCCCTGTTCCGCCATTCATAGCAGGAAGTGTGCTGTATGTGCCTTTGCAGGCAGGTGAGGGGAAAGGCGGCGGAATATTCGGCTTCTTAATAGCAAAGGTTGCAAATAAGCTAAATCTATTAGAAAATCACATTAAGCTGCTGGTGCACGATCAAGATTTTAAAGACGCCGATCTTAAACTGAGCCCTCAGTCCCTGAAAATGCTAAAGTCTACTGCCTTTAATTCAAAAGCATTTCCAGAATACGAAACAGGCCAATCCACCTGGCATATTAAAGGATTTAAGTGCAGAGCTGAGGATGTGGTAAAAGCCTTTGCATTTGGCTATTTGAAACTAAATGACAGCAAATCGCTGCTTGAAGCATTATGTCAATCAGATTACAGTCTTCAACAATTCTTAAATGATAAAAGAAACGATCTGTCTCAGGTCTATTCCACTGTGCTGGAATATTACACGAAGGACGAAGTAACTAACTCCGCTGGTTTCCGTGTGGAAAACCGGGATACGAACTGGAGTGTGAAGTATCTGGGTCAAAGAATAACTCCGCACTTTGAAAGAACTAACAAAGCTCTTAATGAAGATTGTGTAATAAAGTGGAGGAAGCCAAGCAAGAACTCCAAATGGCCGTATACTCTTGACCACCACTGGTTTGAATCTCAAGAGTCTCCAATTTCTCTACAGCATCACACTTTGGCTGCTCTCATGGGTAACACTTATAGAACGCATAAAGAGAACTTGTTCTCCAATCTTCCGATATTCAGCAATATTCTTACTTTGGAAACATGCAGAAAGAACGTTGAACTCTTTTTCTGCAATATTCAAAAGATGTTAGGAAAACGTCCCCACATGTCTAATGAATACGGTCGGTATGTTGGAGAAGTACATAATATGGATTGGCCTAGTGGGAAATTCTCAAATCGTAATCTGACCCCCGAGCTGTTTCCAGTCAAAGCTTGTTTGGCTCTTGGAGTAATGCCCACATTCGATACATCAGGAGCTTTTAATAAATTTATTCCTATTAGTGGCAAACTGCATAATAATACAAAAATTTTGTATTACGCAACAGATCCAGAGACATTCGTTGATCAACGTCTAGATGTTACATTGCTGTTGTGTTATAGCGTTGGTTTAATGACTTTAGAGCAGTTGGATTTAATTCTGGGGCCAATCAGCGCGACTTCAGAACTTTTAAAGTCCGACAGCATGAGGGTAAATTTGAAACTCAGCAATAATGTCGTATGCTGTACACCTATAGTGTCTGCGACTTTGAAAACAACGGAAATTCTTGCCAGACAAGGAATTGTATTTTGTAAAGACGCTCAAACACATTATTTTTCCTTGTCATCAAATAATGAAAATAAAAGATTAGAAGAATTACATCCAATGGACTTGAGATGAAACTAAAAGGTTAGAAGAATTAGATCCAATGGACTTGGCCTCCTTTTAATCGACACAGCGGCTATGACGGATAAATTGGATAAGTCATCTAAATCTAACATAAATTCCCCATTAGGAATGAGGGCCGGCATTGGCCCAGGTTCTTTTCAAAAGAATCCTGTAGAGATTACAGATAACTCATTAGGATGGGCAACAGTTGCCAAAATACCTGTTCCCCCAGCTGCTGAAACAAGGATGTTTCAAAAACCCTTGGGACTAATTCCAGCGTTAATAAATGGTGGAATTATTAAAGGTGAAAAGTTAGAAAAAATAGGTTTCGCGCAAGCAGAACCTAACTCTAGCTCTAAAATAAAGTCGCAAGAATCGCCGACCTCTGGCAAAAAAAGGGCAGTAAGGGGGAATGCCCCCCCTGCTGCTCCTTCTTTTATGAATCAAGAGCATACCCTGAAAATAGTAGAAATTGATTGGTATGGAGCTAAGCTTTTGATACAGTGTATAGACGCAATTTATCAAAAAGCAGATTTTAATAGAGGCGGTCAAGAGTGGCTGATGCTTGAAATTCCTTTAAATAAAGAAACCTTAAAGCCAAGTTGGCAGCCCCCTGTAGCACAACTAGAAGAAGAAGATGGTAGAATATATGTACCAGAATTTTACTGCACTCTTGATGAACATAAATTTAAATGCCAAATTTTAAACATAGAGCTGCTAGATCTGAAGTCTATGAGATATATACTGATTTTAAGAGTGTTAAATTAACGCATTTACTGAATAAAAATTCTAGTGCAAAATTGATATAAATTTGTCTAAACTTTAAAAGAATGTTTGAAAAATGAATAATAACGAATTTATAAAAAAAGGTATAGTAGAAAATGAGTCCGAATCCAATACAGTAAAAACGGCATCTGATGAAGTTATAGATGGGGTAAAATTATGTAAACTGGGATGCAAATGTAAATGCAAGGCAAACACTGGCAAAGAGGGAACTAAAAATGAAAATAATCAATAACATTCAAGAAGCCATTCCCCTAATGATAAAATCCGTTGTAACCAACGATCTGGTACTAATGAATACATTACTGGATAGGTTTCCAAAACTTATAGCCCTGCAAAATAAAAGAGGGCATAATCTACTCATGTTAGCTGCGTACTACAGCCACCCTAACATACTAAACTACTTGATCTCATTTCATGTTATTGCCAATCCTTCCATAAATCCAGACGAAAAAGATAATGATGATTTTACGGCATACGATTGGGCGGTATGGTCTGGTAACGAATTTGCTAGAAGTCTTTTGTCTAAGGTGATGGGCAATAGGAATGATACTGAATGACGGGATTTCCATTAAACGGTAATTTTGCACCTCAACGCAGGGCCTTGGCTCATGCAGACAGTGTACCTAGTCCTTTTCTGGACTATGCCTCACTGTATTTGCCTACAAACCTTAATGAAGCGTTTGAAATTGCCGAATTGATGTACTACAGCAATCGTACCTTTGCCCAGGCAATAGAGTATTTAGTTTCGTATTTCACAGGGTGCGACATCGATATTATAGCTCAGGACGAAGAAAAGAGTAATGAATACAAGAAGTTTCTAATTGAAAAGATGGATATCAAGTCCATGATGTTCATGATAGGCAGGGATGTCAAGGTATATGGCAATAGCTGCATATCGGTATTGGCCCCATTCAAGAGATTCTTAACATGCCCCCATTGTGGCGCCAGCAGGCCTATACATTCTATTGACTATAAATTTACTATGAATAATGGATTCAGCTATCACTGCGAGCATTGCAATAAGCATTGCGCAGTTAAGAATCCAGACGACAGGCCTACTTTACAGGAAAATGAGATATACATAAAGCGTTGGAACATAAAGAACATACGTATAGTGGGACACCAGTACGGAGGTAAACCTCAGTACTACTATGAAATACCCACAACTGACATTCAGCAATTGCAGACTGGTAATAAAGTATTCCTAGAAAGCGTCCCCTGGGGAATAGTACAATCGGTAAGATCTGGAACCCTGTTTCAATTCAGCGAAGGTATGCTCCATCACTTTTCGATAGGAAATCTTAGTGATATAAAATTGGGAGAATGGGGGCTACCTCCTGTCATAGCCGGATTCAGAGACGCATACTTGGCACAAATACTAAAAAGAAACAATGAAACCATAGCCCTAGACCATATGTTACCAATCAGGATGGTCACTCCTTCTCAAATTGGAGCTGGCGGAGATTTCATGAAGAGTGTTAATATAGGGTCATTTGGACAGCAGGTCATGCGCTCAGTGGAAAGAGCCAAGAAAGATCCTACTGGATGGCAGTGGCTACCGGTACCTGTTAATTATCAGCTGATCGGAGGCGAAGGCAAGTCATTTGTTGTACCTCAGCTATTGGAGCAGGCACAATCTGACTTCCTAAACGGAATCGGAATTCCAGTAGAGATGTACAGAAAGAATCTAAGCGTTCAGACTGCTCCGTTTGCGGCAAGGCTATTCGAAGCTGGAGAAGCTCACTTCTTGCATGGGTTGCAGTCCACTTTGTCTTGGATAGTAGATAGAATAAGTGCAATATTGAATTGGATCCCCTGCGAAACAGTGCTGGCACGTCCTACCCATGCGGACGATATCGAGCGTCGAATGCTGATGCTCCAGATGATGATGCAAGGAATTGCTGCAGAGCAAGACGTCCTCAATCTATTTGGATTGAATTGGAAGGAAACTTTCAAGAAACGTCAGTCCGAGCAGGAGTTCAAGATGCGGGAGGAAAAAGTCTATCAGGATCGCATGCAGAAGGCACAGGAGAACGAGCAGATACTGGCTGCTCCTCTTGGAGCAAACATTGCAGCACCCGGGCAGGCCGCAGGAACAGGTGGAATGCCAGGAGGCCCAAACATCGGAGGCGCAAGCGGAATGCCTTCGGCTGCATCGATGCCCCCAAATGGAGTTGCAGGGCCCATGGCAGCAGGCCCTGGCAAGGATCTGGAAAGCTTCTTTGCGGACGCTCAGGCTCGAGTCAACGAGATTATGGCTACAGCTCCGCTTGGCTCTCCGCAGCGTAGACAGATCCTAGAGCAGATCAAGAGCCAGGATCCAAACCTACATGCCGTGGTCAAGGGCATGTTGGACAGTATTACTCAGCAGGCAGCTAATCAAGGCAAA